CTTTTTTCTTCAGCTTCTGCATAAAATTGCTGTTCTTTTAACATATAAATATTAGAATTTAATTCTTTAAATTTATATTGTTCACTAATGTTTTTTTGATCTCTTTCTTGAGCAGCCGTTGCATTTTTTTTGTTATATTCTTGTTCTATTTTTTGTTGTTCATTTAAAAAAGCATTTGTTATAGAAAATGTATTTTCTAATCTTAAATTATCTGCTTCAAATTCTTTTTGACGTAACATATCAGCATATGTTTTTGCTTCCGCAGCGGCTTTATCAGCAGCAGCTTTTGCTTTTGGATCAATGCCTAAAGTTGTCAATCTTTTAGGTTCATCTATTTTTTGAGCATCTTTGCTTTTTTCGTTTGCTATTTGTCTTGATTCAATTACTTCCAATAATACAGCTTGCTCCTTTTTTAATGACTCAATCATCCTATCAATAGCAATATTTTCTGTTCTGCCGTTTGCCATTGCAATAGCTTTTACAGCTTGCAATTTTTCAATTTCTGCTGATATAGCATTTATTTTAATTTCTGGATCGTTGCCAGTGCCAAACCCAATAAATTTTCCAAAAATAGTAAACGACAAATTAGATATATCTAAATCTTTTAAATATTTTCCAAGTTTTAACAAAGCTGGGCCAAGTGTTTCTGTAATCAGCATGGCAATATCTCGGCCCACGCCTTTAAATAAATCAAATGCCTGTGCCGCATCTTTAATTGCTTGCTCTTGCTCAAGTGTTGCACCTTTGCCTTCCCTTAAACCTTTGGCAAAGTCCATCATGTCAACGCCTTTGGACGATTTACCAAATGCATCTGCTGCCCTGGCGCTGCGAGTTAACGAATCACCAATTCCAGCAATTGCGTCAGTTGTTTTCAGCAACAAATCTTGAGTAGACATATTCCCAATGTCTTTTAAAGATATGCCTAAATTATTAAAAATCTTTTGATTCTCAAATGAACCTTGAGCCGCTTTGTCTACAAAGTCAGTAAAGCTGGCAATCATCTTTCCAGCATTTGCACCTTTGCCGCCAGAGTTTTCTAAAGCATTTGTGAGTTTAATAATTGAGTCAATGGCAATGTCATTGGCTGCTGCTACATCAGCAATTTCGTCAGCGTATGCAACTGCTTTATAAGTGGCAACAGACAAGGCAGCACCAAGCGCCAGCACTGCATTTTTTGCTACGCCTACGGCTGCTACGGCAAATTGATCTAATTTTCTGGATGCGGCATCAATGCCCGTTACAAATTCGGCGCTGTTTAAACCAAGGGCTACACCAAGCCGAGCAATGTTAGCCATGATCAAATCTTCCTTTGCTAAAGCCTGGTGCCTGCACCATAAAAGCTAACAGGCTGTCGTTAGCCTGCGCTGCAAGCTGTTCTTTGCTGGCTGGCGGGTACAGGTAGTCATTCACTGCGCCGAGCGTGCCTGCAAGCCGGTAAGGGGCTGCGTGAGGCGGTCTGATGTAATTGAATACGCCGGTTGTCAATGTTGCAAGTTGCGCCAGCAGGCCATGATTGCCTAGCGTGCCGTCAGAATACATTGCTTGGATTTGCAGCATAGTGATTTGATCTAGGTCGCCAATTGATTTCATGGTATGCCCGTTAAAGATCATCGCCGCTGCGACTTGTTCCCTTAACGAGCCAATCAGTTTCCCCGTATCTCCTTGTAACCTGGGCTGATAACTTCACTGATCTTTTCTACTAGGGCTAACTGGACACTCAAAGGCCATTCCAGTTCGATTTCAGCGTAGGTAATGTCGTCCAAATTGTTGGCAGCGTTATCTGTCTGGAGCAGGCGCACCATTTCGGTAATCCTAGCTTCCATCATTGCCTTGTTTGTAGCGGCCTCCCGCATTGAGCGCCCAGACACGACAACATCGTTTTCTGTAAAAACCAATTCTTCGTTTTTGTGCGTCTTAAATTCGTCTAAAGATTTTGTCAATTCAGCGTAAATTTTGTCAATCGCTGCGCTGTCGGGTTTTATGATGCGGCTGTGCAAGGCATCGCTTTCGCTTACCAATGGCACTCGCACTCGGAAAGCATGGCCTCCAAGTTCAAACTTCTTGATGCGGAATTCTGCGCCTGTTCCTAGTGCGCTGGATAGTCTTGTCATAAATTTGCTTTCTTGTATTTGTCAATCCGTCTTGCCAGTATTTGGGCAAGAGTGTTTACTGTACTCTGCGATTCAGATTCTAACGCAACACGCAAATAAGAATGTTTTGGATTACGTGCGGTTCCAAATTCTTGAGCCATTGCTCTAGCATCGCTTTTTATGCCCAGTTTGGCTAATTTTTTCCCTGATGCGGTTGTCACCAGCGAGATAACGGTGTCAGTGTTGGCAATGTATTTTGATCGCTTGTCTTTGCGATTAGGGCGGCGTGCTTCTACTTGCAAACTCCGCTTGAGGCCACCAGTGTCTTCTGGTGCTTCTGCAATTGCTTTAGCCAATACTGGTTTCATGGCCTCCCGCACTGCCGGGATTAAGATTTTGCTGTTGGCTTTTTTGTCGCCAATTTCGTCAGCTAATTCTCGAAAGACTGCTTGGACACTGCCCATGCCTTCAAGTTTTATGCTGACGCTCATGTCATCCTCGGATAATATCTTTGTACATTAAGTTATTAAGTTCTACGACAAATTTCACGATCTGCTCTGGCGTCATTGTGTTGGCATGGTTGGCGGCAATTTGATGCACAAGTTGGATGCCCGTCATCTTTTGTTGGGTAAACCCAAACCAATCCTTGCGGGATTCGGCTTGAGTTACCAAAAAATTCAGCAGATCATTCGTGTTCTGTATCTTGTCGGACATTTTTTTCCAAGAGTTTTAGGCAAACATACTCCGCTGAATCTGTGTCTACCTGTGCCAACGCCTCGGCTATTTCCGGTGCGCTGACTACCTGTTGCCGTGCAAGCGCAGCTAGGTCGCCGTAACTGGCAGTCATCTCGGCCAGCACCGCATCTATTGCTGTCATACTGTATTGCTCCAGCCGTACTGATTGCCACGGGGCTGAATTGTGAAATTGACTTTCGCCTCGGCACCGGGTGCGCTGTCAATTGTCCACTGGCTAACCCTGCCGTTGAAAGCGTAATAAATCGTGTTTGTCCCATCGGTTGCAGCAATCACGTAAGTGCGATCAATAGTCCCGTTATATGCGTCTGCACGCAGCAACAACAAAACGGTATCGCTTGGATTCCATGCCGCTGTGATGCTCATGCTTGTCGGTGCTGATTGCACTGGAATTTTGTCAGATTGACGGGAGCCAGCAACCATGAAGGACGCCACGGCATCATCTTGCCCAAAAGCCGGGATTGCTTCAACGGGCACCAGATTACCGCTGATTGCAAGCGGAGAAATGCTACCCAAAACGCTTAAGTTCGCCGTAGTAATAGGCGTAGGCGTTGCGCTGGGTTGAGCGTACAAGGTGGCCGAAAAGCCGGGTAATACTTTTGTCGGGAGAGCCATGATAAGTTCCTTTGTTTAGAGGGTAAAAAATTTATTGTCTTATCAGGTTGGTATATCTAATGTGCAGTCTAAGATTACTTGTCCGAGTTTCTCATCATTGTCGAATGTGTTGTACAGCCATTGCACATCAGCCTTGCTGATCTGGATGCCGTAGGTTGCACCGCCAAACAATCCGCTGTAGCCGTGGAGCGATTGTAGTATCTGATTGCTGATTGTAAAACCGTCTTCAATCACTTGCGTGAAAATACTGATTTGAAATACTGGCGTATCAATGCCTTTGACAGTTTGATAAATGCCGGTGTAGACCGGCTGATGAATGTTTCTAAGCATCCAAGTTACAAATTTTGGTTCGGTAGCAAAGTTACGGTTAAACGTAGCATAGACAGGCACAGGCGTGACAATAGTTGTCAATGCCGCTTGGATAGCCCTGGCATACGTAACTGGGTTTTGTTGTGCCGTCATGTCGCAGTTACCGGATCATTGCGGTACGCCATTATCAAAACGCTCATGCGATCATCTGATTCTTGCACATCATTAATGCGCCAATCTTGCGTCCTGTACGTGATGCTAAACAAATGCTGGGCGTTGGCTATTGTTTGCATATGCGGCGTGTAGTTCAAACGAAACCGCACTAGGTTATCGTACAGCCGATATTTTTCTGAGATTTTTAAATTGTTGCCTACCGCCGACACTGTTGCTCGGGTGTCAAACCATTTTGTCGTGGTTGTGGTTTGCTCACCAAAAGCCGTTAGGCTGAAGGTTAGATTGTTGATTGCAATGTTTTCAAAACGTGCAATCGCCATTACATAACCAATTCTTTGTACGGGCGCAGCAAAGTGTCTACGCCAAACGGGATATTTTTTAACGATGCCTCAGTGCTGTTGCTGCGCTGGTTGTAAAGGTGCGTAAGCAGCAGCAGGCCAGCCTGTTTAATGGCAGGATACGTTTGTAGCGGGTTAGCGGCGGTGGTGTAGTTAACAACAATCGGGTTTGCCATGTCGCTTGTGATTGTGGGCAGGCTAGTCAGGATAACCCGGTTGCCGCTGGCATCGTAGTAATAAGTTGATGCTGTTAGCAAGGTAAGGGTTGGCGGTGCGCTGTTGTTGTAGTAGCCAACCGAATTGATTGTTAGCCCTGCCTGCGAAGGATATAGATTTTGACTGACTTCGGGCAAATCTAGCGCCATTGGTGCGGTGATGGTTCCCTGTGCGCCGTACCAAACCCGATACGTCATAGAAAATATGGACATTCCCAAATAATCTTCAATGGCAAACCTAGTCGCCAGTTCTAGGCTGCTTAGATAGTCATCTTGGCTTTCATCGTCAAACAGATTTAGCTGCTGGGTAATTTCATCCAGCGTTAACCAGGGCGTTACTACATCCCGATTTAACTGCTCAACTTTTGAGTAATTAAACGGGTTGCGGGTTGCCCCACCTTGTGCGCCAAGGATTTCGCTGGACATTGTTAGACTCCAACCAAGCGCACGCCTGCAAACGGATCACGCACAGTAGACACCATTCGGCGCTCGGCGTACAGAGTAATAAACCCTGGTGCGCTTTGCTCCATTGCTTGCACAGTCATTTCCTCAACATCTGCAATGGTTACAAACCGGGGCCAGTTGGCAAGATACATTGTAAATTTGCCAGCCGCAACGGTTTCCATGTTTGGATTTGCGATTACAGGCCAGCCAAAAATATTGTTTACTGCGCCGCCATCATCATCACCAGTTTCTGCCAACAATCGGCTGGCGTTACCGCTGCTTGCTGCTTTAAGCTGACGCAAGTCGTGGATTGTGTCTGGGTGCATCATCCAAGCGCAGCCGGGCAGATTCCAATATTGTGCTGGAAAACTTTTAGCCATGTTGACCAAATCATCGTACACAATTGCAGCGCCGTTTTGCGATACCGTCAATATTGTGTGGATGCCGTCTGTAATTGCTGTGCCAGATGAACCATAAGCGGCTGCGCTGCTGCTGGTGGTGTAGTAATTTAGCCCACGCAATCCATTTGTGCTTCCTGTGCTTGTTGTGCTAGAGCCGGTTTGATCGTTGTTTAAGATCATGCTTGCACCTTCCAACTGTGCAAATTCAAGCATCATGTCTTCAACCAGTGTTTCATTCAAATAGTTAATGTCTGACATTACCGCTGTTCGCACGGGCAAGCTGGCGCTGACTACTCGGGTTGGCAATTGCCAAATGCTGGTAGCAATGTTGGGTGAACCAGTGTTTGGAGTTGCAGCGTAAAGCCAAGGGTTAGTAGAGTTTGCAGCGTTACCTGTCTTGGCAACAAATTGAACGCTAGAGCCAGCCGCAGGAATTACCCTAGACAATTCTCGGATTGGATTTGCAAAACGCAGTGCAGCAAAAGCGTTGTCAAAGAATGTGCGCCCACCAATTCCGTTTCCAGAGCCGGTGAGGGCAGAGGCTTCGGTTAAATCAATTTTGACTGCATGGCCTTCGTGCAGCGTTTTTTTAATGCCCGACAAAATGCGTGCTGTAGTCATTTGATTTTCCCGAATGGTTAAAAAAGGCAGGGAGAGTCCAACCCCCCCCTGCTAATGGCAACTTAAGTCGCTGTGCCGGTGGAGCGATAACGAATAATGGCGTTCGGATCACGGATGCTGGTTGCCAGCCGTTTTTCGCCATAAAACGTAATTGATCCTGGGGTTGTCTGGTCGTAGCGGCGCATTACCATGTCCATCCGATCAATAATGCTGTGTCCAAGCTGCCAATTGCCAAAGTACATTGGATACATGGATGTGGTGCCTGCGCTGCCGGTAGTTGCTTGGCTTGGGTTGTCAAGATATTTATTCATCACGACATTAAAGCCCAACAGTTGCCCAATAATGCCGTCTGGATTCAGCGATTCCATTGAGTTGAAAATTGGGCGTCCATTGGTGTCTTGCAGGCCACGAATAGCTTGCGCCAGCACAGGGTTGACCATAAAACAGGCGCTAGTCGTCCAGTATTGCTGTGGCAATGCGTAGCAAAGATTGATAACGTCTTTGTACGTTATTGCATTTGCGCCAACAGTATTGACGTTGCTAGTCAATTGATCGTAGGTTGCAATACTGTGCAGGCCGGTAGCACTGCCCGTGCCGCTAGTGCCGTATGCGGCTGCGCTAGTAGTGCCGCCGGTATACGTAGCATTTGCGCCAGGATATTGATCTAGGCCACGCAAACCGCTGGTGCCGCCGTAGGTATTAGGCGAGTTGGTTTGATCGCTGTTCTGGATCATGGACTGCGCTTCGGCTTGGGCAAACTCCATCAACATATCGTCAACAATGGTGCCTTCCAGCCCGTCAATGTCGTCCAGTGCAGATGTGCGAACTGGAAACTGCACGTTCAAATCTTGCAGCACCAGTTGCCAAATGTTCATGTCCTGCGTAGTTGCAGAGCCGTTGTTTTGAACCGTGTAACCCCAAGTTGCGCCAGCGTTGCCGGTTTTGCTGCGGAATTGATAGCTAGAGCCATCAGTAACCACGGTGCGGCTTAGTCCACGCATCGGGTTAGCCAGGCGCATTGCAGCAAACACAGGATCGTAACCCGTGCGTCCACCAATACCATTGCCGCCGCCGGTAAGCGCACTGGCTTCGTTCATATAAGCCAGATATTGATTCTCATCAGCAAAAATCTTGAGTGCTTTTTCTACACGATTGTTTGCGGAATAAAATGATTTCAGTTGCTCACGAACAGAGCGATTCACATCGGTTCGGATTGTTTTAGCAATCGGACGGATGACGGCAGGCATTTGCAGCGTGCTGATTTTCGCCTCAAGCGCCGAGATTTTCTCGGTCATCTCATTTTTGGCGGTTTCAATTGCAACAGTAGCTGCGCTAGTAACTTCGGCAATCTTAGCGGCGTTGGCGGCTTCGATAGCGTCAAGTTTTTCAATAATGACTTGGGACATGATTATTTCCTTAAACGGTTAGACAAAGTTTGCAGTAATTCCCGCTGCCAAAGGGCGGCGAGTATGGTTGCCTCCGCATCAGAATCGCTCTGAATCGGCGCAGTTTCATTAGGTATTTGGACAACATCACGCTGCTCCAGCACCTTTTTGAAAGTCGATGCAGCGGCAACCGCATCACTTTTAGATAACCCAGCATCACGCAAGGCTTGCTCTAAAATCTTTAAATTTGCAGACCCATCGGGCCTAAAGTATTCCAGCTTGCTAACGCAGGCTTCGGGATTGTTAGGGTACATCACTACAGAAATTTCCCGCAAGCCGCCCTTGGTAATCTGAAAATATGCTTCGTCAGATTGATCTGGTTCGCCTTCAGCGTTAACCATTTCATACGTTTCCGCATATGCGCCAACAGAAACCCCGCCAAACATGGCTGGCGATTCACGCATTACGTTGTAAAGATCGCTGCCCTGGGTGTTGTTGGTGTAAAGCCTGCCGTTGGCAGTCATGCCGATATCGTCAAACTCAAAGTGCGTCCACTCGCCAACCGGAATGGCATCTGCGCTGTGATTGACAAACATTGGCAGCGGCCTGCCCATTGCCTCGAATTGCTTGGCCCAATCTGCAAAGCCTTCGGGCTGGTAGTTAAACTTGCGCCCGTCTGCGCCTTCTCGCGGACCCCAGCTTGTAACCCTAGCTTCAATTAGCCCTGGTTTTTTGTCGAGACTTAGTTTCGCTTCGCAGACTATTAACAGATCGTTCATGGATTACCTCGGTTGTTTTGGTTTTATCCATATCGTGTATTGTCTGCGGCTTTTTTTGCTTAAATTTTGCAAGCAACATCGCCAGTTCGTGCGGCGGTTTATTTGCCAAGATTCATTTTCCGAGTCTGGTTGCCGCCACCGCCGCCAGTATCCTGTGGACTGCTGCCGGGGATTGTATCACCAGGCTTTCCTGCTTTCAATTCGTCTGCACCGTCCATGTTTTTCATTCCAAGATATTCCCGTGCCTCATTTGCCGTCATTATGCCTGCATTTACACCAGCTACCGAAAAATTCATCTGATCTACTGGTGAACCGCGCAAAAATGCCCTTGTGTCAAATTCTACACACAAATTAGGATATCCGACAAGCAGGTGCTGTTTTAGCTTTTGCTGGACATTGACGATCAGCGGGTACATACTGCTTTTGTAGAATTCATCCAGCATAGTTTGAGTGTTGTTGTATTTCTGATCGGCAATGCCAATCATCGCAGGCGGCACGCCAAACAATCCGCAAATGCGTTTCATGGTTTGCTCTTTGAGTTTAGCGCAGTCAGTATCTTGCAGCGTCAGCATATCCAGCGGCTGGTATTTCATGCCCTGATCTAGTAGCATACCTTGGCCTGGCTTGCTTGGATCTGCGTTGCGGCTCCCTGTCATTGATGACCATGCTTCTTTGAGCCGTGCTGCTATTTCTTTGTACTTGCCGTCAGGAATGACGTTCTCGGTGACAAACATTCCGCTAGGCTTCGCCCCGTTTTGCATTACGTAGTTAGCGTACAAATCAATATCTTGATCTAGGCCAATCAATTCTGCTGCCAAAATGCCCTTGTTAAAACCGCCATTTCCTTGCCAAGCGGCATCTACCAAGTGCATGACTTGATGCGCTGCAAGCGGTTCATCCCGATTAAATCCGTAAGCTGGGGTACTAAGTCGGTAGCTAGGGTATCGGGTTACATTGACGGTTGTACTGATTAACGTGCTGTCAAAAACGTACATTTCCAACGGTGTCTGAGTGCTGCTTTCCTGATCTTTGCGCCACCACAGGATGTAAACCTCGCCCGATAACTCGTGCCACATAATGTACTGGTACAGGAATTCGTAGGCACTTTGAAAATTGTTTGGGTTGCCTAATAGATAAGCCACTTGCTTGGCTTTGGCTTTGTCCCTGGCGCTAACCTCTGGGCTTTTAACGGCATCGTGGTAGCTGCCATCGTCCATTTCGCACATAATTCGGACGGGAAGTTGAGCCATTGCCCTGGCTTTTGCTCCCACGCAG